AAAGGAGGAAGTCATTGGATTGGCAATTATGTCGATTTGAAAAAGAAACAGTGCTATTATTTTGATTCATATGGCATGGAAGTTCCAGATCAGATTGCCAAATTTATGCAATGGCTCACATTACAAGACCCTGGTATAAAATTGGCATATAATGCTCGTCGGTTTCAACTCAGGGATTCTGAATGCGGTATGTACAGTATGTATTTTATCATTCAGATGCTGGCTGGAGAAGATTTTCGTCATTTTTGTCGTCGTGCTCCACGTGATGGTGAAATGTTGGCACTACGGTCGTGGCTTTTTAGTACATGATATCCTTTTGACTAAAGCGTTCAAGGTGCCGTACGATAAATCGTATAACGATTTAGATGTCAAAGGATACGAGGGAAAAGTTTTTCAGCGAACCCAATGAGCAAATGTTGGACAGATTACTGTACGACCACGTTCAACGTCGCAGTGGCGCAACACTTGATGACCGCCAGAAGCAGAGACTTGTAAAGACTGTAAAGCATTATATGGGCGAAGTCTATCGTGTAAATACTACGCAAAACATACAGTATCTCAACAAGGAGACACTTGCGGCGGTACTTCCCGACTACACTGCCTACTTGGATAGATCACGTGAACAGGAGGTAAGTGAAAAGACAGAGGTTGAGATTGTCACAAGTTCTGATCCTCTACGCCAAGATGTTGGTACTCGTTTCGCCCTTATGCAGGATTCACGTAATGTCGCAAAAGCGGCACCGCCTGCGCCACCTGATTTCCGCATTCCTCTTGAAGAAGATACATCTTCTGCTGCGCAACTCTTTGAAATGGCAAAGAAGCAGCGTGAGGCTGAAGCAACGCGTACCGCACTTGCGGTCCAGGAACAGTTACGTCCTCGTGAAGCGGGTGCTGTGGCACCGCAGAGAGCTCGTATCCTGGAGAATGAAGTACCTACGATGACAGTACCTCCGGATATGCGTGCTCTTTTTGGTATGCAATCACAAGGTCGTACTCCCTATGAACCTCAAGGGCTGGCACAGGCGAATCCGACGATTGCGGTTCCCACAGTACGTGCCGAGAAGCCCGTGCTTCCTCAAGAGTTCCTCCAAAAAGAGGAGGACACAATTAATTACAAGGAGAGTGAGTACAATCTCTTCTGCTACAGTGCTGACCGTGATTGGACGGTGAATACAGGTGAGAGTCGCTACAACTTTAGTGTTATCTTCAGTCCTGGAAATGTTCTTACAAATAACGGTGTACGCGCAAATACTTCCACGCAAATCAAATTCCGCAATATTGTACGTATTGAACTGGTCAAGGCACTGGTACCTGTAGAGGGTGTCGATGTACTGATTGATAAGGGGTATGCCAGCTCAACGGCCTTCAATCAGACTATTGTAAACACAAATGTGCTCTCCTTTCCGTATCTGATGGTACGTGTGCCTGAGCTTGATACAAACAGTGTTGGCACAAATCCTTCTATTGACAGTGCCTTTGGTCTAATTCAGTATGATGCGAACTGGATTACGGACAATACTAATGTAGTTCAGCGTGGCGGATTTCTTGGCATGATTCCGAAGTTCATGAAATGCCAAAAAGTCTATTATCCTACACCACTTGCTACGCTTCAGAAACTATCCATTCAGCTCCAGCGTCCCGATGGTTCACTTGTGAGTCCTGTGCTCGATACACTTGATATTTCAGGCTTTGTACTCTCGAATAGTATTGCGACTACAACAGCTCCTACAGTCTATCCTATTCCGAATACTGGAACAGTCTATGCAAAGAATGGAGCGAGTGTTGGACTCAGTCAGTTTATCTGGATTCAAACGAGCACTTGGTTCAATACATTTATGTTCAATCAGGGAGATCGTATTCAACTGAAGAATCTAGCGTTTACATCTACATTTACAGGCAATTCAACGGCAGCACAAGATTTTATTAGTTATCTTACGGGGTCTGCTGGTCTTCTTGTAGTGAATATTGGATACTACAATGGATCCGCCTATATCACGGGTACAAACTCAGTAGGCTATGCAAACTATATCATTATTGATGCGAGGTACAATGATCCTACAAAGGGATATACTACCGTATCACCGTTTGGTGGCTTCCCAACAGATACCTTTGCGGGTACACTTGTTACAGGCTCACCTGCCATTCCTGCAAATAACATTATTCAGTCAGGTCGCCTGATTAATCTGAGCCACCAGACACAAGTGGTCTTCCGTGTAATTACACGTGATATGGATGCGGCAACCCGTCTACGTCCCGATAATCTCAACTAATCAGTAGAGATGGACCCGGGTCTAGTTATACTTGGTGCCTGTGCTGTTGGCGCAACAGCACTTGTGCGCTTCTTTAAAAAACGCACTGAAGGGTTTGATGTTCCACAAGTAGGTACATATCCCGCAACAGCAGCTCAAGGGCAACAAATGTATAATCCTTTAACACTCGCATCAGATCCACGTATTACCGTACCCACAACTGCGTCAATGCCTGTAAGCCAACAGACTGCGTATGTAGATGCTATTAATGCAGCACTTACACCTACGAATACAGATACATCTGTACCTGGGCAAGTGAATATGACGTCTGGAACCAATGATACGCCTATGTATGTTCCTGACAGCAGTTCAATTATTGTAAAGGCGTCTTATTGTGAAAATAAAACAATTGATGAAAATGTTTTTGATGATTCCCAATTCAATACAAATTGCGGTGTCTGTTTAACATCTGGAACGACAAATGCGGGTCAAGCATTTACTGGACCCAAAGGACTCTATATTGACCCTGCTGTAAAGTCCGCGTCAATTAGCCGGCTCACTACTTCAAATGACACCTATACGAATACAAAGCCCACACTAGGTACTTGCGCTGGAGCTACAGCGGGTGTAGGCTCTTCCTATTCTTTTGCGATCGTAAAAAATGAGTTTCAGGACTTCATGAAACGTATTGAGTGCCAGCACAATAAGAATCTTGATGGAAGCTGCGCGATTTGTATTGAAGATGGCTCCTATACCTATACGGGTGATGCGAGTAAATTACCACTCAATCCTGTTAAGTTCTATGTAGCTGGTTCGGGCACACTTAATGTAACTCTTGCTGGAAAAGTTGTTAAATTTAATAAAAAGGATACAAACATTAACCTCTCCTCCACTCCAGTCTCTTTTAAAGCAACACTGAATGAGGACTCATTTCTTAATTTTATCGTAGAGGGAGTCGATGAAGATACGCCGGCAGAGCTCTATGGTGTTCTTGAGACACCTCTCGCAAATGAAGGTGTATTTCAACTCTCTCTTGATAAAATCCTTTTAACTGATGATATGTTGTCTGGAAAGCCGCGCCGTGGAACAGGGTATCCTACACTCACAACACCGAGCGGAACTGTAAATTGTGTAAGTTTAATGGCTGGCTACTCAAAACCGTCTATGAGTCTCTCTGGAAGTCTTCCTTTTCTCTTTACATCAAAGTTCCCTTTCAGTAGTATTGATTGTAAGAGCAGTGTATTACAGACAAAGTCTGCATCAGCGAGTATTTACGGTGGAGACCCATGCTATAGTCCTGCGGGTCAAGCTACGGGTACATGGTCTACAAAGTGTCTACAGGACCGTATTATCAATAGTGGCTGTACAACTGGAGGTAGTCTTTACAAGGATCCGTCGAGTCTAGTCAGTTTAGCCATGAATGATATTGTTAAGAAACTCGATACACTCAATCAAAATCAATATGCCGATTCCGATTCATCGCTTCAGTGTAATGGAAAGAATATTAGCACACCGTGTGACGCGTACTTAAATTTCGATGTCAATTTTACACCGAACATCTCACCGCAATGTATTAACTACCTTTACTATAATCAAGGTGCTGGAAATCAGAATATTGGTCCTACCTATACTGGACCTGTGAATACATATTTCAGTAAAGATGCAAATGGAAATAAGATTTACTGTTTACCTGGAGCTGGGTATGATCCTGTAGCAAATCCGAGTCTTATACGCCAACTTCAAAAGAAATCACGGACTGGAGCGGATACAGGTCGTATTGGCATTCCGTATATACAGGATTTCTTCAATAAAGCATTTCTACGTGCGACAAATACAGGATTGAATGCGAATCTCCCGGATGCGCAGGGTGGTCGTGCCGATAGTGTAGGTCAATGCTTTGCATCATTATCTGCGATTCCTGTAAGTATTACTCCTTCAGCGAGTTTACCAAATGCTCGTTATATCCGTACAACTAACGCAAACTCGTGCATCCAAATATCACAGATTGTCTGTTATGATAATCAAGGTATAAATCAGGCATTTGGAAAGCCAACAAGTTTTTCAACATCGTATGGATATGGAAGTCAAGCCAATTATGCCGTGGATGGAACATTAGCACCTCGCCCATTCCCGCAGATATTCCACTCAGGCTCCGCAACAAATGACTTCTTTATGGTGGATTTTGGAGCTGTCTATCCAATTAAGAAGATTGTCTATTATAACCGTTCCGACTGTTGCCAAAATCGCACAACAGGACAAGTCCTTGAACTACTGGATGCTGCGAAACAGACTGTATGGACGGCTACTATGGCAGGGAATCAACTCAGTGAAACATTCCTTACATTTGCGAAACCGTTTAATATTTAAGTATACTATACTCTAAGTCTTTCTTTACGGCAGTGCGCACTGGCATAAATAAAGAGATACTGTAGAAGGGGATGTTCGCTAGACTATCTCGGTTACAGGGTTTTACAGATACACCTCAACAACAGTTAAATAATAGTAGTGCATCCTTTGCATCCATCATTCCAAATACAGTGGTTGGAACAACGCAAAACAACTACTCCTATCCAAATACTGGATATGAGAGTCAACAAGCACAAGCAAGTAACGCAGAGCTACAAGGAGCGTTGGCAAGTATTGGAAGTGTAGCAAATGTTGGCATAAGCGGTCGAAATGCTACGGTTCCTAATCTTGGAGGTGTTCTAACTGGAGCATCCGACCCATTAGGCGCGAATCTAGCACAATGCCGTACCTTTCAAGGTCTTGGTGGACTTTCGAATATGAAGGGTGCTCAGGCAGCGGTTCCTACAGGAAATGCGTGTGGATGGAGATATCAGGCGGGTACGGGTCCTATCGCGCAGGTTGCGCAGGGCGCATATGGAAATGCGAATGCTCCTCTTGATACGGCTGTACCCGCAACAGATGCGGTTGGAAATGGTGTGAAGTATTTCTGGGACCTTGACGCTGCTGAAAAAGAGATGGTTACGGATATTTGTAAAACGGCAACAAGTTGTCAAGATATGTCTCAGGTACCTGTATCTGCTATAGGAGATTTCAAGAATGTCTGTGGATACTGTACAACAAGTAAAAAGGTTATCCCGATTTCAATGGCGGGGGGAAAGCCGCAGCCACGGTATACGGATGTAGATAAGCAATGTGCTTCTGCAAATATTATTACGGTTACAAATGCCGCACAATGTCCTGCGCCGCCACCTGGACAACCGCAACCTAGCTATTGGAAGTGCTTCAATAGTCCACTCGACCGTGATTGTGTAGCACTAACTGCGCAGTTTGCGGGTTGTAGTCCGAGTGGAACAATGGCAGCCGCACTCAGTGCGGGTACAAACCCCACGGATTTTGCCGACCAACTCCGTCAAAAGAAATCATTTCAGGTCTACCAAAGTCTCGCACAGCCAGTTCTCAGCGAAGATATTATTCGTCAGGGCAACGGTACTCTCTTTTCTGCGTTTATGAATTTCTACATGGTCAATCAAAATCAGTATGCGCCACAAAATGAGAAACTCGCTGTATCGGCACGTGACCTCTGTCGTCAATCAGGTCTCTATGAACAGTATAACTTCTGTGCTGACCTAAATGACGCAAGTCGTGATATTGGTCTCACGTGTATGCAGCAGGAGTTTCAGAGGCAGGGTGGCTCACCACAGGGAACCTCCTATCCGAATACTGTAAGTGCGCTCAATGGAATGAATTGGGGTGCCTATAAGAAGAGTATTGAAACAATTGTCACAAACGCACGGTCAACGGAGCCAACAACACAACGTAATGCTCTCAATCAACTTACGGGTCTTGGTCTACAAGCAGTGCCAACTGCTCTCAGCCTGGGTGATGGAAATCAAGGATGTGAAGTCTTCTGGTTTGACCGTCTTCAAGGAGGAGTCTGTATGGGACGTCGTGCTGTTCTCTCCGCGACAGGAAGCAATATCCCCTATATTAATGTGGGAGGTGGTGAAGTGGATGGAACTGGTCTATCCGATATGGTTGAGTTTGTCAGTTTCTGTGATTTACGCCCAAGTATGAAGCGAAGCTTGATGTTTGGTGTAGTGACAGACGATGGATTCCAAATGGCAATTAATCAGGATGTATTCAATATTAATAATCAGTCAATGGCTTTTGGCGCATATTATGACCAGGGACCTACATGGCATCAGTCAGGCTGCTTTCCTATTGCTGCAGATTCACAAAGTGTACCGAATATTGTAAGCTTTACATGGTTTGAATCAGGTGGTGGTGCGACCTTTACTCCGTATTTCTATGATTGTGCCGGTGGTCAAGGGTGGAGAATTCCTGCTGCGAATGGTAATGTAGACCCTGACTGGCAATCCATGTGCTATTTTACACAGGAAGTTGCGGCGCCTTCACTCTCTTTTCAAGTATATCAGCGTGGTGGCGTAGGACAGTTCTGTGAGAAGCGTCTTAGTAAGAAAATGATGGTCCAGCCAGCGGCACATGCTCAATTTGGAAAAATCATGGATCAGTCAATGCCGACAGATCTCATGGCAATGTCCATTTCAAATGAAGTATGGAAAACGACACAAGGAATCGCCTTTTCAGCCTTTCAAGCCGTTACATTCTGTTTTAATGTCAGTGAGCAGAATGTTGGGGGTAATGGTCTAAATTGGATGTTCCTTTGGGGACAGACATATGGGTACATTATTCAATGTGATAATGCAGCAAATAATTCATTCAATATATCTCTAAAGACTTATGGTGGAAGAGGTCAACAGAATACGTCAAAGATGTACAATATCCCGCGGGATACATGGTGTATTGCGACCATTAATCAAGTACCTGCGACCTTTGGAAAGAGTATTACGGGAGTTCAGTTCTTTGTACAAACCTGTGCGAATCTTATTGCGGGTACACTTGTTCCTTCAGTGGGACTCTCAACATTTAGTCCTGGTGGTGTACTTATGGATGAATATAAGAAAACAAAGTCATCCTATGGTTCTATGTATATTGGTGGAACCAATGGACAACCTACACAACTAAGTATGCAGGTCGCATGGATTCATTGTTTTGATAATCAACTCAGCACGACGGATCCTGTTTTTTGGAAGAAGGAGGTTCAGGGCAGTTGGCAGGGACGCTGGTTTGAATAGGGTCATGCGCTTCAAGACTTAAAATAGAGTTCGTCTGACAAGTAGTCAGGTGAATGGAACAAATAGACCAAATCTATGTTCTTGTACACCCCGTGTATGAAAAACAGAGATATGAACGAGTGGTAAAACATTTTGCCGATATTGGAATACCCGCAAGCAAACTTTTTCTTGGGTCCGCTTGTTGGGGTTCTGAACTGAAGACAACTGATGTCTTTGCCGTTTGGGATCCGTTTATTCGTGTAGGCGTTCCGAATCTCTCATGGAAATCTCGATTCTTGAGTAAAGGAGAGATTTCACTTGTTCTCAACTTCTATGCTGCTGTAAAGGATGTTATCAAACATGGATACAAAAATGTACTGATTTTTGAATCGGATGTGTATTTACGAAGTGACTTTCTTAGCCGATTTTCTGATTTGCTAGCGGACCTCAACGATAAACCATGGGATTATGTAAGTCTCGGTGAGGGTGTCAATACACGCCCCGATGGCTGTCCACCAAGTTATTGGTCACCTACAAAAGCGTATCCCCCTCCTCACCAGTTTGTCTTTCGCTGTACGGATTCAATGCTCTTTCGTGGAGAGTTTCTTGGTAAGATAGCACAAACATTAATTCCGTTTCGTGAATGTCTCGATTGGGAACTAAATTATCAACTTGCAGCTCATCGTGGCGTTGCGCTTTGGGCAGATCCACCACTCGCTGAACAAGGAACGGGTCGGTATCGTGACGTAACATTATTACCTGCTTAGACTCCTTTCGCAAGTTTTATGGGTTTAGCAGGTAATCCTTTGTCATTTACACCTGCGATTCCTACTCGCTTATTTTCTCTAAAAAGGTCATATCCTGTAAGAATATTTTCTTTAATAACAGGTCTTGCTTCAAAGTCGCCATGACCTTCGACTGCAAATTTACGCACAGTCGGTTTGCTGGCTTGAAGGGGCGCGGCGGCGGCGGCGGCGGCAGGTGGAGCTCTTTCAATGAATTTCAAATCCTTTCCACCATAAATCAGATCCTGTTCTAAAACAGGATGATAGAGATAATCTCCAATTCTGCCATCAGGAATGGCTAAACAGAGATTTACATCATCGTTCTCAGTTTCATTCAGTTGACAATCAATTGATGCGCTTTTCATAATCTCCTCCATCTTTGAAATGATAATACGTTTCTTGAAACTCACTAAATATAACTGTTCATCGCTTGTTGTTGTATATCCATCAAATCCACCAATCTCATCTTTCCGTATTCCAGCACCAGATGCTTCATCGATTGAAATACCATCTTTCATTTTTATTGTCTCATCGATCTTCTCCTTATCAACTTCTTTTGCCATCTGTATTTTTTTGGAAAAGCACGACAGATATGTGAAAATCTCTACACTACGATCTTCTACTTCTGGAAAATCTATATGTGAACATATACGAATGGCACGACCTTTAACCTGGGCAATACGTACATCATTCCAGTAGGGCTCCATGATATGAACACGACGTACATTACGTAGAGATATACCTTCCGCACCAGCTGATGTAATACAGAAGACATTACAGAGCGCACCCTTGAGAATGAGAGATTTTGTCTCAGGGTCGTCAGCCGTCCACTTATATTCGGCCAAAGGTTCTTGAAGAGTCGCAGGTAAATCTGAAAAGCGTCCATTAAAAAGGGCAAGATTCATTCTGCGCACATCATCTGCTTCACCACCTGTAAACTTAATATAGCGTTTCACTCCACCCTTTGGACCTTTTTGTAAACTCTTTAAGGAAGATTCATTGAACTGTGCCAATTTTGTATCGGCATTATATGATATTTCAATCGGAACATATCCATTAATCTCCATACAGATAGAAAATATACCAATACCCTCCATCGAGAGGAACTGACTATATACAAGGTTAGAACCTGGAGATTCCTCCATACGTTCAAGCATACGGGCAAACTTTGCGCTATACTTAGCCAAGTCACCCTTTAAGGAGAGTTTTCCATACCGAATACCATTTTTACTGGGAGGGGGGTCCTTTCCAAAATAGCGGAGGCATGCTCTTACACGTTCGCAGTCTTTTTGATATCCTTTATCCGTATTTCCTAAACGACATCTATAGACATTGAGAATTCGACTCTGTTCAGGAGTTGGTTTGAAGACTTTTCCAGTTGCTTCTATCTCTTTCTGTATCTTTACCACTGCCTGATATTTTTCCAGATACTCCTTTTCAATGATTTGTTCTTTTACAGGTACAACTGGCGCTTCAGGCGCATCAGGCACACCCTCAACATCTTCCGTCTGCTGTTTTTTTACTAGCTGATCCTCCTCATCTGCTTCTGCCTCATTTCCAGCATCTTCTTCTTCTCCTACAAGGAGTTCATCTCCCTTTTGACCTACAGACTCATCTGCGTCTCCTATATCTTTATTTGCCTTATCTAATCCTTCAACCGCCTCCTCTAGTTTTCCAAATTTCTTAGGACGAGGTCGCACAATCTCTTCAAGAAAAGCAAAATTACATGTTTGTCTGCTTACCATTTTATAGGTAGTTGATTTCTCAAGTTGCTGTGCTTCATTTAACCACGGTGCTGACTTGCCTTTATCTTTCTTCTTTTGTTTGAGTTCCTTCTCAACTTCTTTATTACGCACTTCCATGTAAGCGGTTGCTTGAAAATCACTCATCTCTACAAACTCAAGTGTATCGGATTTGATTGACGGCATTAGCTCAACCTTTGAGCCCTTGTAGTATGAAATTAATCCTGTTAAACGTTTACCAAGTACAATATCGGGTCCACCGAGTTTAAGTGTTCCTGATTCTTGGTCAATAAAAGCATCCATAAACTCTTCATGGAAAACTGGAAGAAGTGGAAGAGCAGTGAGTTTAAATTCAACCTTTCGTCCTTTCTTAGAGAGAGTTTCTTTAAAAGAATCTATAATTGTTTGGAACGGGGTTACTTTGTCTTCACGCGCAATCCCCTTGAATGTTGCTCCTTCAAACTTCTTTTTAGTTCCTTCAGGAAGTCCTGTGACTAAAACTGTTAAGTTACCACTTCCTTCTGTAAAACGAATATCATCAATATAAGGATGCTCGTCGGCAAGCTTTTTAATGAGTTTTTTGTCTTCAATCATATTTTGAGATCTGAAGCTTGTAGATGCACTATTAATATATTTATGTAGAACATTTGCTAGAATACCGAGTTCTTCAGGAAAATTAATTAGAGGAGTACCACTCAGTCCAATAATGCGACTATTCTGTGCATCCGTTAAAAGTCTGTAGAAGAGATATCCACGTGAATATTTCTTCTTATCTCCATCTGAATTTAGAAGTTTCCAACGGTCAGTTGTTACGGGCTCTGCCTTACGCGCAGCTGCCCATGCACCAATACCCTGTTTTAGAAAATAGTCGAGATTTCCCTGCATCAGACGAATTAAGTTATGGATTTCATCTACAATAATTACAGCATTATCAAAAGCCTTATTCTTTGCGATTTCAATTAATGTCTTTGTTGTTACACCATTATAGGAAATAAAACGCACATTATTATTGATTGTAGCAAGAATTTGACGTCTTACATCTGTTTGGTCGCTCGGTTTCAAACTTGAAAAATTAGATTCTTTATCAAAATCGGGTACCCAGAGTTTTGCTGGTTTCTTTTCTTGTATATATTTACCAGGTAATCCTATGACATTTACAGCAAACATATTTGTCTCAGGAGTCCAATCAATTCCAACCCAGTGATTTTCAATACGATAATGACGGAATCCACAAAATGTAAGTTCGCGGATAAAATTCTTTTGTAGGGACTTTGGTGTCATAATAATGATTTTTCGCTGTTGATTCTTCGCATACAGTGCCTCAGATGCGGCAATCGCAGAACAGGTTTTTCCTGATCCGAGACCATGATAGACAAGTATTCCACGATACGGTGAGTCGCTATTCATATATTCACGAATAAATTTCTGATATTGATATACCTCAACTTCTTGTTGCCCTGAAGCACCTTTCTTAAGGCATGCGTTAAAATCAGGTGCCTTGAGTGGAGGAAGTTTGAGTGTAGAGAATGTAGTTTCAATGAAATCTGAAAAGGCACGACGAGTAGTGGGAACATATGTAGATGACTTAATCTCATACTTATCTTCACTGCGCTCTTTCTCAACTGGTTCTTTTAAACGTCTGAGTTTATCATCTGAGAATGTATAGTTTTCATTGGGCTCAGGCTCTTCCTCAGGCTCTTCCTCAGCTTCGCCCTCGCCCTCTTCCTTGCCCTCTTCTTCCTCGCCCGATTCCTCAGTAGGCTCAGGGAGTATAATATTTCCATCTTTCTTTATAACAACATTTGATACAGATACAGATGTTAGTGCATCTTTAT